TTAGTTGGGCGATGCAAAATAAAGGATCTGAAAGTCTTAAAGCTATTCAAATGATAATGGAGCAGATAGACGGCAAGCCTAAACAGGAAATTGAGCAAACAGTAATTGACGAAAAACCTTTCACATTTGAAATAATCGATGGCAGAAAGAACTAAGATACTAGCCCCACAAGCGGAGTTCTTAAACTCAACCCACAGACATACTGGTTTGATTGGGGGTTATGGCTCTGGAAAAACATTTATAGGAGTCACTAAATCTATTATAAAGCACAGGCATCTATCAACTAGTGTTGCTTATTACCTTCCTACCTATCCACTTATAAGAGATATTGCAATCCCAAAGTTTGAAGAAATTCTAACCAATTACGGGATTACCTATGTTTTAAACAAAAGCGATAAGACAATTACCACTCGTTACGGCACTATATTTTTACGGTCGATGGATAACTCCGATCTCATTGTTGGGTATGAGGTCGGGTATTCATTGATTGATGAAGCTGATGTATTGTCGACACCCAAAATGAAAGACGTTTTTGTGAAAGTCATAGGACGTAACCGTTCTGTGCTACCAAACAATGAACCAAACCAACTAGACTTTGTGTCAACCCCAGAAGGATATAAATTCCTATATGATTTCTTTGTTACCAAAGCATCGGATAACAAGCTATTAATAAAGGTAAGTACCTTAAACAACCCTTACGTTTCTGAATCTTACATTGAATCACTCTTAGAATCCTACACGCCTCAACAAGTACAGGCATACATAGATGGTGAGTTCGTTAACATGACTTCGGGTAATGTTTACAATATGTTTGACCGCAAGTGCAACCACTCAGACCGTACTATCAAAACAGGAGAAGTATTACACGTTGGAATGGACTTTAACATCACCAATATGTCAGCCGTTATTCACGTAACTGATAATAAAATAGTCACAGCAGTAGAAGAAATTACCAAAGCATACGATACCGCAGACATGATTAGCATACTCAAACAACGCTATACAGGTCATAAAATAGTAATCTATCCAGATGCTTCGGGCGACGCTCGTAACACGGCAGGAGATAGTGATATTAAGTTATTGCGTAAGGCAGGATTCACGGTTCGAGTACGTTCTAAGAATCCAAGCGTCAGAGATCGTATCACAACCGTAAACACATCACTTCTAAATGCTAAGGGTGAAACATCTTATTATGTAAATACAAACAACTGTATTGACTATACGGACGCACTTGAAAAGATGCCATACAAGAAAGGACGACCAGACAAAGAAAGCGGCTTTGACCACATTACAGACGCAGGTGGTTATGCTTTATATCAAATCAAGAACTCAAACCAAACAGTTAAAATATATGTTTAATCTCAACCACATACAGGTAAGACAATTCTTTCAATTAAAGGAAGATGAAGCAGCGAAATACATAGAGCTGCAAAGCATCATGAAAAGCGAAGACATATTTTTAAATTTTAAAGCAAAGCCTTTAGGCGAGTTGACATTTGGTCAAGTCTCTCAAATCAAAAGAGTATTTATGAAGCATACCTACGAAAATCTTTTGGAATGTTTCAAGACCGTATTTAAAGTCAGAGAAGATAAATATCTTAACTCAGACATTATACACTATTTCTATGCACTCAACTGGATCAAAAGTCAAGTCATGGCATTGGTTGAGAAAGAAAAGATGCTTATTCCAGACCCAGATCCAGACTTAGAAATGGCAGGGGTTAAAAAGTTAAATGTGTTCGGTGAAATGGCAACCCTTATAAACCTCGCTCAGAAATTCAGCACCACACCAATGGAGATAGAGAAGTGGAACTACAATGTAGTGTTCACAATCTTGCTCTATCAAAAATTAGAAGGAGAAGTCCGAAGGGATTATAATAACATAACAAAACCAAAGTAAAATAAATAATGACACCAGAAATAAAACTAAAGGCACTAGCAACCGCACAAGGATGGGCGTTCGTAAACGCACCACGAAGTTATCAAAACCTTCAAGATATAGCTAACTTTATAGCAGACACTATGGAAGGCGTGGGCGTGGGTGAAACATTCCTATTCCTTGACCCTGTTATACGTGCCAAGAAAACAAGCGAGTACATAGACTACTCAGGAAACTTCATGGTGCTTACAAAATCAGATTTAGACGAAACAACCTATGCAGACCGAAAAACAAAATACATAGATCCTGTTATTGACATTCTATACGGAACATTTTACAACAAATTAAGATGCGACTTTTCAATTTCCGATTGGAGAAGTATAGAAGTTATTAATGTATTTGATTTCAACGGGGATGGGGTCAGTATGAAATTCACACTAAAAGGATAATGGACGCAAGCCAAAAATTAGAAACAGAATTCGAATCTTTAAAAGTTGATTTGATCGCCAAACATAAGGAGCTAGGAATGAAAGCATCTGGTAACTGGATAGACTCTTTGGATGTCGAAGTCAAAGGATTAACCGCAACCATTTACGGTGAGCATTATACAGAACAACTTGTTGAAGGACGAGCTTCTGGTAAATTCCCACCCATCGCAGCCATCACACAATGGATTAAAGACAAAGGAATCACACCCTTTGATAATATCAGTATCAGCAGTCTTGCTTTTTTAATCGCTCGTAAAATAGCAAAGAGTGGCACAAAGTACTATCAAGAAGGCGGCACTGAATTAGTTTCTGCAGTCATCACGCCTCAACGTATTCAGCAAATCATTGACAGTGTGAGCGAATTCAGTATTAACAATTTTTACTCACAAATAACCAAAGTCTTAGAAGACATTAAAATCGCAGCATAATGGCAATACTAATCACAAGCGAACCGCAAGGCACATTACTAAATACCTACAACAATAGTATTATTGAATTCAATACAGATGTAGGTATAGGAGCTCGTGCAACAATCTTAATCGGAACGCTAACTTTTGAAATTACACCAAACCAAGGCGTTTTCTTTTTTAATCTAAAGCAAGCCGTAGCGGTCATTAACAACCCCGATAATTTTAGAGATAGTATTGTCGCTACTCCTAGTTCGTTTGTATTTCCAGATGCAGATCTATACAACGAGCAAAGCTTCACAATCACTATTTACAAAACAAACGGCACATCTGAATCTCTAGTAAAAACTTATAACTATTCTAAGGGTGTATTGCAATTGGTTAGGAGTAAGTTTAATGTAAGCGATGTGATAAGACTCTTATCGCCATCAAAAGACAATGTTTCAAACGTCACTTACTTTGAAGGACACCCCTTTGATTTGTCAATCTATTCCAATGCAGCTCGCAGCGTCACAATCACAAACAAACGAACAACAGGAACACACATTATAACACTTTCAAAAGGGGTTAACCGTGTATTTATTTCGAATGGTGAAAACAATAACTTAGGGTTCGAGGGTCAACTCCCTTTGTTTGAAGGGATTAATGAATTAGAATTTGTAGGCGGTGGGGTCACTGCAACCGTCTTTGTTAAAAAGATAGGCGTTTCATGTGGCGTATTACTAAAGTGGTTCAACCAAAATGGAGCGTGGTCTTACTGGCGTTTCTCACCTGTATTTCAAGAAGATATTAAAACAAAATCTTACAAACCATTAAACAGCGATTTTAAAAACATTGAAGACTCAACCAACAGAGTGGCACAAACGGGAAAGACAGCAGAGAATTATCTAAATATTAAAACAGGCTACCTAACCGAACACGAACGTTTTGTAGTCGCTCAGATATTCACAAGCCCAAAAGTATTTTATTACAATGAGTTGGAACTACAACCTTTTGAGTTGTTAGACTGGGTCGAAATAGATACGGGAAAAATATCACAAGAAATTAACAATACTAAAAACATTATAACTGAGTACAATATTAAAATAGAACTCCCAGAACTTTATACACAAGCCTATGCAGGTTGATATTTACATAAACGAGCAGCAGCTTGATACGAACTCCGATACCAAGATCGCAGAGACTAGACAGATCAATGATTTCTTTGACATAAGAGACCGTCAAACCTCTTACACGAGTAGTTTTAAACTCCCAAGAACCCCCAAGAACGTTGCAATCTTGCAAGGGATGGGACTGGTTGCCAACACCTCATTAACTCCTTACCGTGTTCACAATGTAAACATATATCGAGAAGGAATTCAAACCGTCTTTAATGGAATAGCCTACTTCAAAGCCACCACCGATGTGTTTAATTTGTATGTATATAATGAAAATATCAACCTCTTTGATAAGATTGGTGATAAATCTTTAGCAGATTTAAACACACAAGCACTGGGGCACGATCTAAATATTCAGACGTGGTTAGCCTCATTCTCAAACACCGATTACGTCTATGCGATTGCAGACTATGGAAAGTTGGATGGAGCGATTGAAATTAATTACCAAATACCTTCACTGTTTGTAAAATACTTATGGAACAAAATCTTTAACGAAAACGGCTATACTTATAGTTATGCAGGGCGTGGGGGTCGAGAAGACTTTAACCCATTTATAACAGGAGAATGGAACGACTTAGCAATAACGATTGACGAAGGATTTCCAGAAGCAAAAGAGAGTATTGACCCAGAAAAAAAACTTGAAGTCAACCGTAATATAATCAGGAATTTTACAAGCCAAACACTTACAAATTCTGGTCAAGAAATTGTGGTTAATACCGTTAATGGAGAAATAACGGAGTATATTAATTTATTAACAATTTTTGACCCAGACTATTTAAACATAGTATCAGGTAATCAATCTAGAATACAAATCAAAGAAAGCGGTTTTTATAAAATAGATTTAAGCGGGACATTCAACAACAACGGCACTGAGAACGCTGCAATGTACATTGAAAAGGACGGAGTGAACCTGTTTACAATAAGCGATAGTTTTGCAAACCTACAAAGTTCTTTTGGATTTTCAGAGAAAGTATATCTAAACGAGTCCGATGAATTACTAATTAAAATCGTAACACTTCCAGAAAACAATGCGTCAGCTTACGCTTATGATATTAACCTTCAACTTTATTTAGATAACAATGTAACCACTGTCAACTTCAGTAGCTACCTATCTAAGATAAAACAAAAAGACTTCATTAAAGATGTGATGCACCATTATGGACTTATGTACAGACGTAAACAATTAGATTACGAATTCATAAGTTTCAACGAACTGCTTGACCCGTTAGCAAAATATAAGAACTATAACGCAATCGAAGATAATACTGTTTTTGAAGACTGGTCACACAAGTTTCATAAACTCATTGAGCAAGACTCCAAGGTCGGTCGTTACGCAAGAAACAACCGTTTTAAATATAAGTACGACAATCCAGAAGACACCTTTGCAGACGGCAATCTAAAAGTGGACGACCAAACAATATCAGATGAAACCACATTAATCCAACGCCCTTACAAAGCACCGTCAGGATCAGCCACAGTCATAGATGGCAACATACTAAAGGAATGTATTTTTTACACTAAAGAATACAACGAGAACGGAACTTTGAAAAGCGTCAAACAAAAGAAAACAACCCCTTTCTTTTTTAAAGTCAAAAGAAGCATAGAAACTATTGAATATAGATTAGCAGGATCGACAGGCGCACCAAACCCCCAGAAACTTGAAGTTCCTTTAATGTCTTTTGAAGATTTAGGGTGGAATAGTATTGTATCTAAAAACTACAACGCCTTTTCAAGCATGATTAATTACGGTCAAAAATTAAAGGTCGAATTGTTTTTATCAGTGTTAGACATGAACACTCTTGACTTTTTCAAACTAAAATACATCAAACAATTAGGAGGGCTCTTTTATTTAAGCAAGTCCATACAATTTACAAAAACAGGAATCACAAAAGTAGAATTAATAAAAATAAGAAGCATTGAGAAGCTCGGAGAATTCAGCGATGACTTCAGCGATGACTTTAATAACTAGAAAAAATGAGTAGAAAAAGCAGACAAGATTTAGCAGCACTCGTAGATCAAAATGTTTACGATAATACAAACAAAGAAATACTAGCAGCGATGGTTCGGGATGTACTTTTAGACTATCGAGACTCCCACTTCAATTGGATCAGCGATGAACTTAAAACAGCAAAGTACAACTCAACCCAAACACTCGAGCAATACCTAAACACAATAGCGGGGTCAGTACCTGTTTATGGAACAGTCCTAGATATTGATGTAGGAAACAATTCTGACCCTGTTAATTTCACCGTAGATGGTATTATATCTAGTGCTAAGTACTTGCACAGATCCAGTTTGAAGTGTCAAATAGAAGTGAATTTCAACGTAAACATCGGCAACAAAAGATTAATACCAGTCGCAACCACAGACTCAACAGATTGGGCAGCACAAGGCACGATATTAACCCCTGTTATAAGGAGAATTTCCACTACACAAATACGGGTATCTATGCGTGAAGTCACGGGGGAAACCCAGAGCATCAATCTTGAAATAATCGCATTATAATGGCAGAACAGATAAAAATATTTGAATTAAAAATAGATGTAGATGCAGCGATCAAATCCACGTCTCAACTAAAGAAAGACGGAGACAATCTAAAAAAGACCCTCAAAGAAATGAAAGCAGCAGGAGACACCTCATCGGAATCTTTTGTAAGACTTTCAGCAGGTATAAAGAAAAATAATAAAGATTACAACGATGCACAAACCCAAATCGCTAAACTATTAACGCTAAAAGGCAAAGAGATTAAAACGATTGAGCAAGGCAATAACGCCCTATTCATTTTAAATAAAGAATGGTTAAAAACGGCATCAATATACGGCAAGAACTCAAAGGAAGCAGACGAACTAGGTAAGCAGCACAAGAAGTTAAAAGACCGTGTAAACGAACTAAAAAAAGGAGTTGGTGACACCTCATCAAACATTGGAAGATACGGCGAAGGATTTAAAGAAGCGGCGGCACAATCTTCATTTTTTGGAAGGGCGCAAAGAAACTTGCAAACTGTTTTATTATTTTTTAAACCGATTTATAAAAGCATTCAAATCCAACTGCAAGGCATTAAAGCCAACTACATAGCCGCAACCAAAGGAACTAAAGGGTTTTCAGCAGCGCAAAAAGCATCAGCAATAGGTACAAATCTTGTAAGTGCAGCCTTAAAGTTGTTTAGAATTGCTTTAATATCCACAGGCATTGGCGCAATCGTGGTTTTATTAGGATCATTAATAGCGTGGTTAACAAAAACACAAGCAGGGCTTGACTTTGTTACTAAGGCAATGGCAGTACTAGGAACTGTTGTAGATGTGTTTATAGACAGACTTTCCGCATTATTCGGAGCATTTACAAAGTTCTTTTCAGGAGATTTTGCAGGAGGATTTGAAGACATAGGCAAGGCAGTTTCAGGGGTTGGAGACGAGTTATCAAGAGAAATAAAACTAGTCATTGAATTAGAAAACGCCTTAGTCAAGCTTCAAGACAAGGAAATAGGACTGATAAAAACACAAGCAGAACGTAAAAAGAAAATAGAAGAACTAAGACTCGCAGCGAAAGACGAACTACTAGATTTAGGAGAGCGAGCCAAACTATTGGAGCAAGCAGGAAATTTAGAGAAAGCAATTTTAGATGATCAATTAGAAGTCGCAAAAGAGCAAGCTAGAATATCACAGGCAAAATTAGAATTAGCCAATAGTACACGTGAAGATATAAAGGCAAATGCAGAGCTTCAAGCACGGGTCATTGAGTTGGAGACGGAATCTTTAAAAAAGCAGCGAAGTATAGAGGCAGAGAAACAAGGACTTTTAAAAAGAGGGCGTGCAGCCGAAGTCACCGCATCAAAAGAGGCAATCGCAAACACCAAAAAAGTAACGGATGCAGCAATCAAAGAAAACCAAGTCCGTTTAAATTTATTCATAGAACAAAACAAGGGAGAAGCCGAATCTTTAGAGGAAGGTTTAAAACTTCAAGAAGACATTCGAGATAAAAAACTTGCACTACTTGATGAGCAAATTAAAGCAGGAAATAAAACACAAATAGAGGGAGAACTTGAAGCCTTGAAAATCAAAAACGATTTCCTTGAGCAACAAGCACAACTCACTGTTGACTTTGCAGATCAGGAACTACAATTATTTAAGTTCGTCAATCAATCCAGAATTGCAGAAGGTCAATTATTAACTGATGAACTTGTTTCACAGGAAAAGGCACGACTTGAAGC